AGCTCAAGGCGCCGATCCTCTTGGATGAGACGTCCGGCTGCAGCCAGCGCATCACGAACGGCAGGCCATTGGCGACGTCGGCGACGACGGACGACGTGAGATTGCCGCTCTCGCTGACCCCGATCCATCCATCCGGCCCATAGGAACCATCGGCCACGGAAATGCCATTGCCGCGCTGAATGATGCCGCCGAACGGGTTGATCAACAGCCCCTGGTGATTGGCGCCGAAATCCTCGAAATCGATTGCCTCGTCTCCCAAGGCGGCAACCAGTCCGGTGCGACCGAATGCGCTGGCGGGATTGCAACGGCGTAACCTGCCCATCTTTGTGGCGCCGTAACGAAGCTCGAACTTGCTTACCTCCGACGCATCCTCGACCAGAACATTGTAGCGCCCGTTCACGCCGGATACGGATGCCGAGATCGGACCAGAGAAGACATAGGGACGGGGAACGTTCCTGACCGTGACATCCATGCCGTCGCCGGCTTGCGTCTCGCCCTTGTAGAGGGTTACGGCGATCCTTGGCGTGCCGGCATTGTCATTGCCCGCCTCAAGATCGAGCTTGCCCGGTGCGATCAGCATGCGGCCGGAGACGTTGACGCTGCGCGGGAACTGTGCCGCCGTCTTCGGGCAGCCGTAATAGACCAGCTCGATCTTGTTGGTGCTTGTCGAACCGACCTGCCTGACGAGATCGGGCGTGCACTCGACATAGGACGGCAGGTTGACATCGCGAACACTGTCGTAGCTGGCGAAATTTCCGAGATACATGACGCGGATGTCTCCGGCGCCGATCTCGTCGTTCTTGTCGTAGATGATGACAGAGCCGCCGCGCAGGATGCAATAGCCGCTGATTTCGGGCATGTCGCCCCGCATCAATATTGCACTTCCCGCCAGGCCCATATGGAAATTACAATTGAGCGCCATGACGCGCGATCCGGCCACCTGGACGCATGCCGGGTTATCCGCACTGCGATAGCCGAGCTCCGCGCCCTCCATCGTCAGTCCGTCGATCCAATGGCCGCCGGTGCCATCCGGGAAATTGCCGCGAATGACCCTGACATTCTTGCTCGCGTGGCCATCCTGCCCGCGCCTGCATTGGCTTTGCGAGCAGTCGATATAAGTGATCCGGTTGCAATAATTGGAATTGAAGGCATATTCCGTGCTGACGCTTTCCAGACCGCCGACCGTGCAATTCTCGTACGACACATCGACCGTGTCGTCGGCGACAAAGCCCTGCTGGATGTTGTCATCTCCCTCGTTCCAGACGTGGCAGTTCATGAGCTTCGTGCGCGGACGCAAGACCTTGACCACCTGATTGGCGCCGAGACTAGTGCCATTTGTCACCCGTACGACCAGGCCAGTGATGCTGATCGGCGCTCGCATCTTGCGGCGGGTGCAGGTGAGATCGGTGAAGGCCGAATAAGTGCGCTCAAGCGGATCATCAAGCCAGCCATCATCGCTGACCGTCGCGAATGCCTCGCCGATATTGATGGCGGTGCCTGAGGACCTGGCCAGGATGACGGCATCAGATGAATGAAACGAATAGGCCCAGTCCCTTTCCGTCAGTTCAGGGATATGACGCGATCCCTTGAACAGGTTGGTCCAGCCGTTGACCGTCGTTGCATCGATCGTTTCGATATCGCTTGCCAGACTGTCGATGGTGAAAAGAGCCGTAGACTGGCCATCGTTTGGCCAGATGAATTCGGCGCCGGTGAAATTTATCGGCGTTTTGATCGTCAGGGCCGCAGCGGAAGAAGCCGCATAGCTTTTCCCCTGCGTAGTAACGAGGATGGCGCCTAGCGCATTGCCGCCCTCGGTCCAGCGCGTCAGGGCGGCGTCGTCTGGCGTGGTGCCATCGGCGGGGTGGCCAGCCATTTCCGGCGTAATGAATGTCTCGGCAATCTCCCACCAGCCGGTATCGGACGACTGAAACTTGAGATCATGCGCCGGCTCCGTATCGACGCGCCGATATCGAGCACGGCCGGCAAAAGGATCGACGCCGATATCATAGGCCTGCAGGGTGCAGATCGCGACATCGACCGCGATCGTCGCCGAGGTTGCCGTCGCGACATCGGAAAAAGTCGGCCCGCCGCTGGTCAGAACCGCAAGCTGGTCGAAGCCGTACCGCTTTGTTAGCGGGTCGCCTTCGATCTGCGCCGACATATATGGAACAGCAGCCCATGATGTCGAACCCTGAGGGAGATCAGTGGTGTTTACCTTGGCCATAGTCTTTCCATGCTTGAAGTGGCCTCACCGGGCCGATGAGTGCCATTGAGAACGCGATATTCGTGCATCCTTGAGGTCAGAGCGCCCCGTAGGCCGCGAGATACCAGGCAGAGCCGTCATAGGTAACGGTGCACCAGGTATTAGTCGCCAGCGCCTTGAGCGGTCCTGTACCGACGTTCAGGTTGAATGCGCCGCCGCTTGTGCGCGTGATGGTGAAGCTATCCCCGGAGATCGCTCCGGTCGTCGATAACGTGACCGTGCGATTGGCGGTCAGCGTGGTATTCTGCTTGATCCGCGTCGGGCTGCTCACCGCAGTCAGCGTGAAATCCGCATCACCGCGCGCCCCGTAACTGTCGAGCTTCACGCGGCTGCCGGCGACCCGCAAGCCATTTTCCCAATCAAGCCGTCCGATGACCGTCGCCGATATCGTGCCAACGGCCGCAACGCTCCAGAAAAGCTGCGATCCTTGTTGTGTCGCCGATGGCGTCCCTTCCGTGATCACCAGCCCAAAGAGGCCGAGCGTCGCGAAGGTAGAGCCTGTCGTCCACGACCGGAATTCGTACTGACCGACGACGTCACTGGTCGAGACCAATGCCGGAGAGGCGATTGTGCCGCGCGATTTCCGCAGGCTGACTGCGGCGCCCCCAGCATCAGCTGTGGCTCGATAGGCGATCCACGCCGCCGAGCTTTCGGCCTGCAGGAATCCTTGGGCTGCACCGCCGGTTTTCGAAATGAGCAGCGGCACGCCTACCGCCGGATCAGCACCAATGCCAATCCCTGCATCGGCACGCAAAGCGCCTCCCATCGTACCGCCAGCAAGGGCAAGCTTGAGGTCCAGCGCCGCCTGCTGGGCCGTCGACACCGGCTTGTTCACGTCCGAAGTATTATCGACGTTGCCGAGCCCGACATCGCCTTTGACCAGCACCAGCGATGTCTTGAATGTGGCATAGCTGATGTTCTTGATCAGCTTTCCGGTCGTGCCGTCGAAAACTGCTGGCGTGCTATCCACGGCCGATGCGGGGCCATAGACCGCGTTCACGTTCAGTGCATCGGCATAGGTCTTGACAGCCTTCTGCGTGGCGATCCTGGTATCGCTGTTGGCTGCCAGCGTGCCGTCGGCATCGATATCGAGCGTGGCGACTGATCCCAGTCCGAGCGCGCCGCGGCCATCGGCTTGGGAAGCGACCGCGATATGTTGTCCAGGCCCATTGCTGTCCGGTGTAAATCCGCTCGCCTTGCCGCCGCGTAGCACATAGCGCGCCCAGACATAGATTTCGTCTCCGGCATCATAGTCGTCGAGTGGGAACTTGTTGTCTCCCGGAACGCCTTTGCGCACGGCATCGGCAAACTCGTCGGTGTCCGATATCCAGAATTCGGTGCGCCCGAAGCGCGGGTCGGCATTGGCCGCATCGTCGTTGGGCGTGTAGAGAATGCTCCGATCGCCACGGTTGCGCTGATAGATGCCGCTCGGCGCGTCTGGATCGCTGTCGGACCGTGTCGGGCGAACGCCATCGGCTGTCACATCCGAGGGTGTTCCCCAGATATTGGCAACGATCGGCGTAACCTGCGCCTTGTAATAAAACCTCCCGTTGGCTCGGAAGCGCCGATGCGGCTTCCGCATCTGGAAATCTTCCCAGATCGTGTAACCTTCAAGGCTACCCGTCGTGCCAGCGCCATTTGCGACCGGACGCCTCCACAACTGGGCGAAATATTTGCTGGGCGCGCGGCCGGATGATGCCGGGGCCGTTATCAGCTTCAGGCCATTTTCGACGGTTCCGTCATCGCCGTCATAGTCACCTGGCGCATTGATCAGCGTCGGCGTCTTCGGCTTGCCAGGGGCAGTCTGGTCAAGGTCACTATCCGAGACCGGGGCGAAATTTGCTGATACAGGCGCGCTTTTGTCGCTCTCATTGCCCCAGACATCGACCGACGAGAACCGGTACCAATATGTTGCGTCTGGCGTCAGGTCGTCGTCGTCCCGGCACCTGCGGCTTCGGATTTCATCGTCAAGATCGGTCGCGTTGATGTCGGCAAGCGCATCGCTCTCGCTGTCATAGCGATAGCCTTTGAAATAGGCGTGCTCGTCGTCATAGGTCCACAGGCCTTTGATGACGATAGCCTTGGGCCTCGACGCGATCGACTTGAAGATCGGCGCCGGCTTGCGTGGATTGCTAAACAGCATTCGCCTTCACCGTCACGACGGTCGGGAGATACGGGAATTCCGGCTCGACCTTGAATTCGAACTCCCCGGTGCGATCAGAAGCAAACACGAAATCGGTATCGCCCATGCTGAAGGTCAGTTCGTCATCGCCGGCGCCCAGAATGTCACCATCATCCTCACCGTCGACGGACACATAGGCAGCGCCGGCGACATGGACATCACCCTTATGTGTGACCAATGTGCCGTCTGGCATGGTGAACAGCGTATTTTCCAAGCCATCGGCATCGATCCGGTATTCTCTGGCGGCGCCAAAGTCGGGCCGCTCCGTCACCACGCCGGCCAGGATGTAGTCTTTCGTCGGGTCGGCATCGCCTTCGAGCCAGATGCATCCGGCGGGCTGGTCGGCGGTGATCGTGGCGTCTGCCGTGCCATCCGGATATTCGACGATGGAGTTGATCCGACCTGGATAGAGCGGGTCTGTCTCGGGAATGTAGAAGACGATATAGCGCATCGCCTTACCTCTTGTTGTAGGTGATGTTCAGGTCGCATTTTTCCATCGCGGCCTTGTGGATTCCGGCTCCGGAGCCCTTGTAGAACACATCCACGCCATAGGTGGTCGTGTCGCCGCGCTTCGGCTTCGGATCGTGAAACACCTTGCTGCTCTTGTGGACGGTGCTGTCTCTCAGCTGTCTCTTATTGCCGGCATGGCGCGAAACCCTGGAATCGATCGTGTGAAGGTTTTGTTTTGCGCCGGAGCCGTGTTTTTTCCATAGCGTGGCAATCAGTGAGACTACGCTCGCATCGCCGGCGGCGGCGACGGCATAGCGCGCAGAGAGAATCCATTCCCAGGAAATACGGACACTGTTGCCGCCGACATTGTCGACCGCGACGGTGACGAAATCCGTGTCGATTATCGTTGTCGTGCCGGAATAGTTCTTCGACCTCTGCTTGGTCTTAGTGGTTGAAATGGCGCCGGTTTCGATGTCGTCGTCTTTGATGGCCTTCCATTTCGCCGCCACAGTCGGCGCAAGAATGGAAATATTGCCGAATGTATCCGACCAAAAGGCCCGATAATAATAGGTCACGCCCGCTATCAGTTCGGCGTGGTCCCTGACCGAGAATTCATCGGCCACTAATTCTTCAACCCGGTTCGCATCCGCGTCTGCGTCAACCAGAGACGCATAGCGCACGAACGTGACGACCTGCAGCCTATTAAGGTTCGTCCCAACCGGATCAATCGATAGGACGGTGTATTTCGGCTTTGGTGTGACGGTGAGATTTGCAGGAGCCGCCAGTTGCGTCAGGCTAAACAGCATAGACGTTGATCCTCAGCGGCATAACCGGAATGTAGGGAAACGGCGGATCGATCAGGGCTTCGTAAGTACCGATCAAGCCATTACTTTTAAATTGAAAGTGCTCCCCGGCACCGGACGTCGTTTCGTCGTCCTGCCAGGTCACAACCGTGCCCGTGGGCAGGAGGAAGTCCACGGTGACGGTATTATCCGCTGGAACGAATACATCATCGTCAGCGAGTATCGTTGGGCGCGCTGTTATGGTCGGAACGCCGCCCGGAAACGTGACATACTCCTGGTCAGCGTCGGCAACGCCATCCATAAAGCTCTCGTCAACGTCCATGTCTTCGGTGATCTCGGCATCGAGGACATCGTCCTCGAAGTTTCCGCTTCCGATGATCTCGCCAGTCGCAGTCTTGAAATAGATGATGTCCCTCATATCATCTCCTATTACAGGTGATGCCAAGGGCTACGTCCTTGTACCACCACTTCGTTCCCAGCGTCCCGCCGTTGTCGATCTTCTCGAACGTAAAGCTCGCCTTGATCTTTACGGTCTCGCCCTTCTTCGGAGTGCCGGGAATCTTGAAAGTGTTGATATTAACGGAACCCGAAAAGGCATCGGTGGTTACCTTTCCGTTTTTGTTATCGAAGCTTGCCGATTTGTGGTAAAATTGCTTCCATTGACCGCCTTTGAAATAATATGCGGCAATAGTTAGTTTGGCACCACCGGTGAAATAGTGCTGGCCATCAGCTGCGATCGAAACCTTGCCTGACACGCCGCAGCTTCCAGAAAGCGTGATAAACTCCACGCCGCCGCTCTCATTTTTCAAAGTCACTGTTGCCCCGCTTTTCTTCCACGGAACGGTGACGTGTCCTCCGCCTATACTTCCCTTGGCGCTATGCTTGCCGCTCTTGACCCCGGTGACCGATCCTTTTTGCAGATTCTTTGTCTTGATGTTGGTACTGTCATCAGTACTGACATTGTCGTTATGAACCTCTCCAGTACCGATATGGTCATGGCGAACCTCGCCACCGCCGATGTTGTTGTGCTTGACTTCACCGTCATCGATATCGTCCGACTTGAGCCGCACGGTGATATCGTTCCGCCCCGGCGCGTTGGCCGGTATCCAGTCGGATGGGTTGCCGCTAGTGTCGATATTGCGGATGAAATAATAGCGCCGCACGCCATTGCCCAAGCCCTGGCGCTTGTAGTGATCGCCGAATGCAGAATTGAGATAGTTGGCATTGGTTAGATCGCCTGGCCCATCGTCCGCACTGGTAGTCTCGCGGATTTCCGTATGGCTATGATCCCAGTTTGACGGCACATCCCAGTTGAGGATCAGCGTTCCGGCCTTGCCAGCCTCGACGGTGAAGCCAGAGGGGTTCGGGACGTCGCCATCGCCGGCCGTTTTCTTCGGAACCTCGACGTGCCGGACATCGGAAATCGTGCCTGGAATTCCGAGTTTGGAAATTGCCTTTACACGAATATCATAATCGTGCAGCGGCAACAGCTCGACAATGGTCGGCGACGACTTGGCGTTTTTCCAATCCACATCCCCCTCGGTTGCGGCGCCATCGGTCACATCGGTGATGCGGACAGCATAGTCCAAATAGTTCGGCCCGGAGTCGTCGAAACTGATGCTGTATCGGGTGACGATGCGGCCATCGCGGAGCACTGTTGTGCGGCGGACAGCTGATGGTGCGGCAAGTTGATCGGGGGCGTGATCGGCAACGTCGTCGGCAGTAATGCCTTCGCCGACATTGGCAGTGACCGCCACCCAATCGCACCAATCCGTGTCACGGTCGGAATAGGGGATGATCTTGGCCCGGACCTCATAGTCGCCATTTAGGCGAACGCCCTTGGTGATGACCGCGCGGCCCTCATCGAACGGCACCGGATCGACGGGAAAATCGGAGTCGGCGACGTCGAGGATGCGCAGCTGCGGCCGCACCCATTTGCAATCGACCATATCGAAGTCAGTGGGCCATGTTACCTTGATAGCCGGGTCTTTGTCGCTGCCGTCATCTTTCTTGACCGCCGTGGCGCTGACGGTGATATGGATTGTCTGGTTTGCCGGCACGATGTCGCCGTAGACGCCGACCGTGTACGGCTCTTCGTCGCTGATCGACCAATCGGCATCGGTGGCGTCTGCCTCGCGCAGCACACCCAGCACCACGCCATTGTTCGACAGCGTCACATCGCCGAGAATGAACTTCTTGTTCGTAAATCCGAAGCGGGCGCTGTTGCTCCAGTTGACGGCATCGCCCGGCTCCAGCTTGCGGCCGATCGACGGCAGCGCGATCGTCTTGGTCATGAACCTGCGGTTATCATTCAGCGCATGCTTGGCGAGCTGCTGTGCCTGGCGATTGTCGCGCACATAGTCGAAGCTCATTTCCGTCGAGCGCGTCTCGCCATCGTCGGCTGACACATAGTCGGCATTGGTGCGCTTCTTGTAGGCCTTCATCTGGCCGCCATTGTTCGGCTCGCAATAGCTGCCCGTGATCGTATTGCAGATATCCTCGCGGCTCGGGAACATCTTGCCATTCAGCGGCTCGGTAATGATCACATCATCGTCGGTGAAGGAATAGACCGAGGCGCCGATCCCGCCGGCATAGAGCTTGTAGATGCCGCCGCTTTCGACCAGGCGGCCGCTGCAGGTGGCGAGAATGCGATCCATGACCGTCAGCGGCGCTTCACTGAGATTGATCTCTGCGCCCATCCTGTAGCGCTTCTGCGTGCCGCCGCCAGCAAGAGAGACGTTTTCGTCGCAGACATTGGCCGCCGCCGTCCAGCTGGCATTGTCGAAGCGCCGCGCCGGCCAGTCGAAGCCGCCATAGAGCCATGTGCTGCCGCGGTAGATGCCGCGCATGATGTTGTATAGAATAACCGGCGGATTTTCCGTGTACTCGTAGGTGCTGGCATCGCCCCAACGATGCGAGCCCGACCCGCCATTGGTCGAATCCTTCCGCCAGTCGTAAAACGCCATGCCCTGCACGACAGCCGCAAAGGATTGTTCCGAATTCGTCTCCAGATGCGTGAAATGCTGCGTGACAATCATCAGCGTCCGGCCTCGACCGACCATCGACGCGGTCCAGGGCCTGTCGCTGATGCCTCCGAACACGGCGCGCAGATAGGAATCGGCGACGGTCTGCGATCCATCCAGAAACTTTACGAAGGCATAATGACCGCCATTGTGGTCTAACGACGTGATCGGATGGCCGATGCTATGGCCGCTGCCGGAATAACCGCTGCCGTCGGCGGGATATTCGGTGGTGAAATCGTCGCTGTAGACGATGTGGTCGAGGTCGATCGTTCCCTTCTTGCCGCCGGTCCAGATGCGGCTCAGGAAGCCCGATGACGGCATATCCTGCAAGCAGAAGACACGCACGTAATTCGCATTCGGGGTCTTATCCTCTTGCCCCCATGTGCCCGCATAGATGAGGCTGCCGGCAGTTTCCTTTTCACCTGCGATGATGCTCTGTTCAACCGCGCCCCCGGACTGTGCCGACAGCTTGGTGCCAATGTCCTGTTTCGGCTGGTTGGCCTGCTGAATGAAGTAGCTCGCCGCTGTCGTCGCGGCATAAAGGGCAACGCTCGCGGTGACGGTCGCAGCCGTCGCGCCGAGGCCGAATGTTGCCGTTAATCCTGCTGCAACTGCGGCAACCATCAATCCACCCTGAAGGCTTTGTCAGCGTCGTCGCGCGGCAGGATGCCCAGGCCGGTTTCGGTCTGGACGTAGAAATGCGGGCCGATCAGCACGCCGAAGGTCCATTCGCGCCTGATTTTCTTCGCCGCGATATCGCCGTCATGTGCCTGCGAGACGTGGATCTCGGGAAATTTTTCCCGCATGAACTTAAGCACAGGCCTGCCGATCAGGCCGCGCCCCTCCTGCATCGTCTGGTATTTGCCGCGGAACGGCGCGGCGTGGTCGACGCCTGTCACGACCTCGACCGCGCCGGCGGTCATCAGCAGGCAGTCGTTGATGCCATAGGCGAAGGGCTCGCGCTCCTGCAGGTCGATATAGGCCAGCAGCTTGGAATGCCAGTGTTCGACCCGCATGTCAGTTTCTGCCCCAACCATCGACAACGGGACCATGGTGGCCGCTGTCGCGCCCATGGCGGCCCTCGCCATCGCTCTTGTGCTGGTGGCCCTTCTTGCCCCACAGGATAGTCCAGGTGTTGACCTCGGACGAATAGAGAAAGATATCGTCGCCGCTGCGCTCCTGGCCGATCTCGGGCGAGCGCATGTCTGGATTGGCGCGTTGCAGCGTGGCGATATGGCTGACGACAGAAACTTTGAAATTGCTATCGGCCGGACCATCGGCGTCGATGGAGAATGCGCCATCTTCACGGTCGATCGTCGACACGAAGCCTTCGAACTCCAGCATAGGCGTATCGACGAGGAGGCCGGTAGAATCCTCGCCTTCACCAATGCGCCATTCGAACACGGCATCGCGGCAATCATATCCCTGGATCATGTCAAGCACAGCCTGCGACGTGCCGGAGAGCACCAGCGTGAAGTTGCGGACGCCTGTGCCCTCCGAACGGATTAGCTGATCGACGCCAACGATATGGCCGCCGCCAAAATAACTGCGGAGATCAGGATTGCCCGTCGTTTGGTCGATGACGGTGATCGCCTCGTCTTCATCACGGCTGGAGAAATGATACCATTGCGGATCGCCCGTCGTCCTGTCCTTCACCTTGAAGCTCAGGAGGTCGATCTGCCAATATTCTCGCTGCGCGGCGCGATAATTGGTAAGCGCGCTTGAATAGGTTTTCATCGATCAGGGATCCGAGATCATAGAGAAGCTCACGCCGGCGGAATTGTTTCCGCTGCCGCTCTGCGGCCTATAGCTGCCAGCCACGATTTTGAACTTGGCGACGGGGTGGATGAGATCGACGGCCTGGTCGACGGCGATCCATGTGGGCAGGAAGGGCTGCACCTCGAATTCAGCCGTCGTCGTGCCGCTGGCGGTGATATCTTCCATCAGCTGATGCAGCGAGCGCTTGCCGGTTCCGTCCGCGATCGACAGGAAGTCGCCGACCGTGAATGCATAATTGCTGCGCAGCGCCTTGAGCGACAGGCTTCGGTTGTCGCCGCCGACCGTGCGGACAAGCGGCGAATAGCCGGTGATCTTGGTGCCGAGCGGATCGAGCTTCGGATTCGGCCGGCGGATATCATAGGCCAGAAACGCGCCATCACGGCCGAGCAGTGCCTTGATCAGCGCCTGCATCTGCATATCTGCATCATGCCGCCCGCCTGCCGTCGCCACATCGCACCGCCATTTCGGCTGACCGAACTTTGCCGACATCGCATTGCCGGCGCCATCCATGCTCTGCTGCTTGAACTGCGCCAGCTCGAATTCTGGGCGGTCGGCAAAGCGCAGCTTGCTCCAGAACTCATTTGGCTGAAGAGGAAAGGAAATACTCATATGACCCCCTTCACGCGACGGCTGGCGGCATGCTTTTCCCAATCCTGCCGGAATTGCCCGCGCCGGTATTGATCAAGGCCAGCCTTGCCGGTGCGCGTCGACACATTGGTTGCGATCTTTTCGACGCGGGCCTGCCATTTTCCATCCTCGTCCATGTAGACGCGCGCCGAGACGTCGACGGGAACGGCATTTTGCTTGAGACCTGCTGCATTGACCGGCCTTGGCGCTTTGGTCAGCATGGGGGAAGCCTGTGTCCGGACAGCGTTCGAGGCAGTGGCGACGGCGGTCCCGCCTCCAGTCGTGCCGGCGGTTACCGCGCCGAGCAAACTACCGAACAGGCCGCCTGACTTGAACAATTGGTCGAGCAGCAGGTCTTGGAGTTTATCGGCAATTTTGTTCAGGACATTGACGGCAACGTTGCCCAAGTCTTCCCACGTCAGCTTGCCGTCTTCGAGCGCCGACCTCACGTCGGACAGGGCGCCGCTCAAGAGATCTTTTTGGAATTCGATCGAGTCCTTGGCGGCTTGCGCCTGCGCATCCTGCGCAGCCTTGAGCTTGTCGGCCGCACTGCTCGCAGCGGCATAGCCCAATGCCAAAGTGCGGATAACAAGCGCCTGTTGCTCTGCGGCCGGCGATAGCTTCGACAGATCGCCATAGAGCAACTGGTTGACGTCGCTCAGTTCTTTGCCGACTTCCTTACCACCCTTTTGTGCGGCGGCGAGAAGGTCGGTTGCCTTCTCGATTGCCGTGACCTTCTGCGCATAATCGGCAGAGGCGCCATTGAGGTTGGCCATGGCCGCGCGCTGCCTCTCAAGCGCAGTCGTCTCTTCCTGAATAGACTGGGCAGCATCTGAAAACGCGGTCGCATCCTTCGTGGACGATTTGGAAGACGGACCCGATATCGGCGGCAATGTCGGATTGTCGCCGGCGCTCTTGTCCGTCACGCCCGCCGCCGCGGCAGCCGCCTTCGTGCGGGTATTGATGACATTGGTCATTTCCTCGTCCTGCTTCTTCAGGAGCGCATTCTTGGCCTCCAGATCAGCAAGTTCGGCACGGTCCATAAGGCTGATCGATCCATCGTTTTCCTGCCGCTTCAGGTCCAGGATGCGATTTTCTATATCCAGACGCTTCAGTGCATTGGTGCCCTGTTCCGTTTCGAGCGTGCTCAAAGACTGGTTTTGCACATCGCGCATGCGATCGACGACGTCAGCGATGCCCTTCGCCAGCTCGCCCGCCAGGCGGGCCGCGTCCACCAGGACCGGCGCCAGGTTGACGACTGCCTGCTTGAAATTCACGTCCATGATCTTGGTGGCAGTATCGAACCGGTCGCCGAGTTCGTCGGCGCGAGCAATCAGGTCGCGATCGACGATAATGCCCATCTGTTGGGCGCTGGCCATGGTCGCGTCGATGGCCGCAGCACCGCCTTGGAACGCAGCGACCAGCTTCGTTCCCTCGTCGCCAAACGCGGCTGAGGCGATAGCGGCCTTCCTTGACGCATCCGTCTCTTTGTCGATCGCGTCGGCAACCAGCCTGACGCGCTCTTCCTGGCTGTCGGCGTTGCGGATATTTTCCAATAGCGCCGGATTGAGCGCCTTGAGCGCCTGGACCATCTTGCCCTTGGCAACGACTGCCAAGCCGCTGTTCTTGTTGAATGTCGCAAGCGAGCCGGAAAGATCGTCGAAGCCGACGCCGACAAGCGATGTCTGATAGGCCAGGGACTGCAGGAACTCAGGATCAAGGCCGGTCTGGGCAGATTTGTCGGCGATATTGCCGAATTCTTCCAGCGCGGCTTTCGTCTTGTCGATCGTGGCCTGGAAGGAGAGAAATCCAGCGCCGACTGCCAATGCCCGCGTCGAAAGCAATGTCATGCCCTTCGTGAAGCCCAATGCGGCCGTTTGACCGCTACGCGACATCACGGATTCCATCCTTTTGCCGCGCGTCTCGATCGCCTTGAACTGCCGATCTGTGGTGCCGACAGCCTTGGCGAGGCTCTTCTCGTATTTGTCGAGCCGCGCTTCGAGCGTCGCCACCAATGTCTCGACCTGGATTACCATCAAAGTCCTCTTGCCGCGAGAATCGCGGCTTCGAATTGATCTTCGCTTGGCGGCTCGACCGTGGATTCGCCGTGCGCCTTCGCCCATTGTCGGCAGATCGCCGCCCATTGGCCGAGCGAGAGGCGACCGACATCATTGATGTTCATCACGACCGCTGCCCCGTAGAGCGCGGCGAAATCGATGCGTTTTTCTTCCGCATCGTCTTCGCCGCCATTGGCTCCCCCGGCGGCTTCTCCAGTTCGCTGGAGTGCAGCCGCATCAGCGCCGCCAACCCGACCGCGTAGGCAACATCGCGGTTCTCATCGAGCGGCCGCTCTTCGACATAGCGCTTGACCAGGGCGAGCGCCTCGACCGGCATCGTACCGCCGCCGATGAGCCCGAGACGCAAGGTCTCCATGATCTCGACAAGCTTCGCCTCGCGCGCCTGCGGCGCCAACCGGCCGACAATCCGAAAAATGCCGAGGTCGCATTTTCGCTCCAGCTCCTCGATCTCGCCAAGGCCGAGGCGAAACGTATAGGTTCCGTCGCCGAAATCCTGTTCGATTGCCGCGTGCCGGTTCATGCGGAAGCATCAACCCAAGTGACGGCACCATCCGATTCGAGCGTGATGGAGACAGTCGCTTTTTCATTGCGGGTGCCGCTGATCTCCCAGCCGGTGAGCTTGAAGGCACCCGCCCAATAGCCGCCGCCGTTGGCAAGGGTTACGCCGTTCAGCAACACTCTGATATTTTTGGCATCGCCACTGTTGAACCAGTCGTGCCAATCACTAACCGATGCCGTGTGCAGCATGCCGGCGCCGGTGACCGTGGCCGAAAAACCATCGACGGTGATGACGCTCCAGGCTGGCGCGTCCGGATCGGCGCAATCCGGGATCACCTGGCGGTTGCTGTCAGACTGGAACTGAATGCCGCGATCGGTATTGATCAGGCAGTCATGCGCGAAAGTTTCCGGCGAGCCGCCATTGCCGATCTGCACAAGCAGCGACGTGCCGTTCATTCCCTTGACAGGGGCCATAGCATTCTCTCCTCTGGATGATGGCCATCAGGCCGGGGTGATGATGAATTTCGCGGTGACGACGCCATGCGCCGTGAGGCCGTCCGGGTCCATGAAGACGCGGGATGTCTCGATGCTGACCGAGATCAGCGTGAAACCGGCAATGCCGGCAATTGCCTTGATGCGGGCTTCTGCATCTGCAACCAGCCGCTTGGCCTCGACACGACCGACCGCGCGCGACCAGATGTGAATGTCCGGATAGACTTCCCAACCGTCGTCGCAACTGTTGGCATCGTCGATCCGCTGCTCATCACCGATCGTGATATAGGGAAAGCTGGCATCCTTCGGCACGCGGTCGAAGATCCGGCCGCCGGAGACCGGCGGATCGGCTGTGAAGGCGTCGTAAAGCGCTTTCTGGACTTCGGGACCGAGGCTCATGACCCTGCCGCAACCTTCTTCGCTGCCTTGGTGATCGCCCGGCTGATCCGCGACTTGGCGCGCTTCCGCCCGAGCCGATAGCCGGGATAGAAGAACGGATGTGCAGGGATGGCGGGGATCTGCGCCCCTTCGAACTTGCCGCCGGCGATATGCGCATGCGTTCCGAATTCGACCAGGTGCGCGTAGCGCACCTTGCTATTGCCGGCCGAAATACGCACAGCAAGCTCATGTTCGCCGGAGATCGTACCAAGAGTCTGGGAATAGGCGATCTTGGCCTCGTTGCCCCATTGCCAGGTGATCGACATCTGCAGGTCGCCGCGATCGACCGGCACAAGGCGCTTCTGCAACTGCACGATCTCTTCAGCACTTGCCGTCAAAGCCGAGCGAATTTCTTCCTTGGTGGCCGGGGCGAGGGCGGCGATCTTTGCTTTCAGCCGATCGACGTTGGAAACCTTCATCAGGATGCGACCCCTGACTGGCAGAGGAAATCGAGCCAGGCGCGATCCTCGCTTTCGGTGATTTCCCGGATGTTGAAGATCGTGCCGGCGCGGACATCGTGCGCCCGCCAGTCGGCCGCAACGGCGCGTGTCTGGGAGGAGGCGCGGACGAAGATCACCTGTGTATGTTCGCCCGAGAGCCGCCCAGCCATGACGCCTTCGCCGCCGCGAAGATGCTGATAACCAGCGGACACCACGAACTGCTCTCGCCAATCCTCGGCCGTGTTGCCATAGCCGTCCTCGCCTGACGCGCGCTTTTCGAACGCGACCCGATGCCTGAGATCGCCACCGCCCCTGCTACTCGCCATGATCGACCTCTTCCGGCTCCGCATCGCGGTGCGTCTTGCGCATCTCGACTGCCTTGTCGGCGCTGATCGCCGCATCGCCGGCCGCGCGCGGCACGTTCAGCACCATGCCGGCCTTGTAGGCGATCGTCGTCATGGCATTCGGCCGATAGTCGAAATCGGCGGTGAAGCGAACCCACATCAGAGCGAAACGCCGGGGAACTGGATATTGACATTGAGCACGCTCGCAGAGGCCGCAAGGCCGAGCAGGCAGACATATTCGCCGGCGCCGACGTCGGCGATCGGGCAGATGCCACCCGGCGTGTCAGAGAGATAGTAGGCTGTTCCGGCAGTCAGTGCCGCGCCGATCGTGACGGACCCACCCGTCAGCACGGTCACTGGCTGGTTGAGCGATGCGCCATTGAGGGCGATGCCCTTGGCCTGCCGCGCTTCCGCCGTCGCCGAATTGCTGTCGGCCAGCATCCATTTCTTGGTCGTCGAACTCTTGTAGACCGCCTTGCCGGCGGTGATCGCCTCTCCGGCCTGGCCATCGGTGATGGAAGCATCCGCGCCGGCGACGACGTTTGCGGCAGTGATAACGAGATCAGCCATGGAATTTCCCTTTCAAGGTTAGACAGAATTGCGGCGATAACCGCTGATCAGCCAAGATACTGCAAATGGCAGCTCTGACTGGCCTTCGGTGGCTGATGCTTCACGATTCTCGTAAAGCGTGGAAACGAGCATGAGGATGGCTCTGCGAAGCGGCAGAGGCACGTCATCGGCTGTCGCGCCGAATCCTGCTGTTACATCGAACGAAACGGCGTCTGCCCGTGAGAACAGAGCAGGTGAGGCAAAACTGCTCGTCCATTGAAGGAACGCGCCAGACACGGACTCAAGCAGCCGATAATCCGTCGGTGGCAGCGTCTGCTCGACATCGTCGCTATCGCGGTATTTGACTACGGCAGCGCTGACATCCGGCAAGGGAATGAACATGCCTCCGGTAGGCCAGCATGCCTCGCCAAAACGCCACGTCTGGTTGATCATGCAGCGCCCGAGGGCGCCGCTCAATCCGTCAAGCCGCTGTATTGCCGTGCTGATCAGCGCAAGCAACAGGTCATCATCATCATTATGATCGATGCGGCACTGCTGGCGGGCTTCATCGAGCGAAACCGGATCAGCCGCCGGTGGCGAGATCAGCTTCGGGCGCAGCGGCGGCAATTCGCGGCTTGGACGGAGTAAGTCGAACATTCGATCAGTCCTGACCGTCTTTCAGGATATCGTCGGCAATCGCCGTGCGCAGATCGTCGTCGGACACGTCGTCGGCAACCTGCAGCCCGCGATCCGTCGCTTGAGACACAAGCTCGTCGTGAGTAAGAGAACTGAGATCGACCAACGGCTCTTTCGGTTTTACCCGCGTCGTGGTTTTGCCTGAATTGCTTTGGTCAAGGCCTTCCGCCGCACGTCCACGGCGAGCTGAGCCAAACGGCTGGGACACCTGCGCGGGCGCGGGGCCGCCGACGATCTGAATCTCGTCCAAATCGGATTTGCGAGCGCGGTTATCGACTTCTTCGGCAACGCCTCGCCTGGTCCAGCGATGTAGGAATGCCCAGACAAACTCATCGGCCGGCTTATCGATACCGACCACCTTGCCGACATCGGCACCGTCGAGAACGAAGCCTTCCGGAAAAGCGAGACCCTTGCCGGGACCGCCGATCTCATAAATCTGCCGGGAAAGAAAACGAATGCGGGCCATTGCAGCCTCCAGATGGAACGAAGGGAGATGGACCGGAGGCGCCGTAGCGCCGCCGGCCAGTCAGTTTAGTCGACGATCGCCGAGGCAGCCTGTGCGGCGCCGAACTTCTGGCCACGCAGGATATAGATGGCGGTCAGCAGCTGCGCGCCGGCCGCGCCAGTGTCGGGGATAGCCACCTTCAGGCAGTCGAAGCCGTTGTTGACGTCAAGGTCCTCGCCTTTGAATTCGACGGCGAAGATCGCCTGCGCCTCGGCCGAAACCGTATCGGTATAGGTATTGCCGGCGGCCTGAGTATTGATGGTGAACTGGCCGATGCCGGTCTGCACGCCGACCTTCGAATCCACGCGGGTGAAGTTGAGAGCCTTGACGCCGGTGCCGGACACGTCCTGCGCCTGCGTCATGGTGATGACAGGATCGTCGCCGGCGACGCCGGCCGCCTTGACCACCAGCACAGTGCAGCGTTCGAAATTCTTGAGCGATACATAGTCGCCGGTATTCGCACCGGACTGCGAATCGACGGGCACGATCGCCATGACGATCTGTGCTTCCTCGACGAGAAGATTGTTGAGACCCATTGTCGTTCTCCAGCGCCGCGCGGGCGCGATAGGGTTGAGGGGAAGGCGCCGGCGCTCGGCCGGCGCTTAGGCGATTAACGCGCTTCGAGGACGACGAACGGGCTCTGAGCGTTGGCGCCATCGCGCTGCGCAACCGCCGATGCCCACCAAGGCTGGCCAGCAACGCGCATCGTGAAGCGGTAGGCGACCATGTCCTGGTCGAACCACAGATGGATCGAGATATCGGTCTTGATGCCGTTGGCATCGCGACCGTTGCCGGTCTTTGTGGCGGTCAGATACTGCGTGAGATCCACCAGCATGACGTCGCCCAGGTCACCGACCGTTTCCGCGACCTGGTGCGGAACGACCGGACGGCCCCACAGAGAACCGTACATGTTGCCAGAAACACCGCCGGGCGGCATGTAGACAGGCATATTGGCCAGGCTCATCAGCGGCAACTGGGCTTCCGCGTCGGGATGCATCAGCCAGACCGCATTGCGGCGCGACTGCACCGGCAGACGGCCCCACATTTTCGCCAAGTTCTCAACCTTGACGGTATCGGCGGCTTGGGCGGCTTCCTTGGATACTGTCACGAGGGCTGGCGAATTCAGGAAGCCGAGCGGTTGACCGACACCGGTGCCGCGGACGATCGCGTCGGACAGTTTGAAGTCCATTTTCTCCGGCGCTTTTCGGTTGAGGTAGGCCCCCATCGCCGGGGCATCCTCAAGCAACTCTTCCGTGACCGGCACCAGCGTTGCCAGAGTGTGCAGTTTGAGCGTCGTTTCGCCGAGCGCGACCTTGCTCTGTGTCTTGGCCGCACCTTCCGCCGTCCAATAGGACTGGATGCCGCCGGACGACTGCCACGGCGTGGTTTCGTCGGTCGGGAGCGTGATGGTGTTCGAGCTGGACTGCAGGCGATCGGTGCGGGCGATGAGACTGTCTTCGCCGAAAACCTTGGACAGGATCTCGGTGCGGAAATCCGGCGGCACAGCAAAGCCGCCATCGGCGCCCGTCCCCTCATTGCCGTAAGTAGACACTGCGGCATTGCGCAGGCGGGCGTCCATTTCGCCGCCGCGCATCGATCCCATGCGCACGGCATTGGCGAATTCGCCAAGGTGACGGAAACCGCCTGTGCCGCCGGCCGTAGCGCGCGGCTGCGCCGGAACGCGGGCGTTCGGCTGGCGCGGCGTCGCAGCATTCTGCGGGCGGGGCGTGTCCTGCGGATTGGGATCACCTTCGATCGGGTCCGGATCGGTGGCCCGCGCCCGAGGGGAGGACAAAAGCGCGTTCTGCGCCGCGACCCGTTCGCGCAAACTGACCTGCGCCTCGAGGCCGTCGAATTCATTGGCCAGGCCCTCAACCTCGGTGCGCTCGGACGCGGTCAGGTCGCGGTTTTCGGCTTCGGCGCGGGCCATGATTGTCGTCGAAGCCTCAACGACTTCCTGCTGGCGCTGGCGGGCGGCGGAAATCACCGGATCGTCGGCGAAGAAATACATGTTCGGCGGGATGGCAAGTGCCAGCAAGGCATGGACGCTCGCGGGCACAATCAAGTGCTTGGTCATAACATTCTCCTGAGGATGGGCCGCGACGCGCGAGCCGGGATGTGCCTTAGGCACGGACAACGGGCGATGTCCGCCCGATCTGGGATTAAGCCGCTATCGCGCGGCGATCATATTTGGCTTTCATCCGCGCGAGGCGTTCGCGCATGGAGTCGGCATTCGGGGTGGCCGCCATGGCATCGGGCAGCTTCTGGAAACGATGCTTGCTGAGATCGACGCGGGCGGCGAGCTTCATGTTGGCGGAAATGGCAGTGGCGAAACCATTGTCAACAGCGTCCTGCGCCGTGAACCAGGTCTCGGCGTCCATCCATTTCTTGACCTGGTCGCTGCTTTTGCCGGTGCGCGCGACATAGACGTCGCGAATGCTGCCGGTCGTCTTGTCAAGCAGCGAGGCCATGGTGCGCATGTCGTCGGCGTTGCCGATCGCAAAGCCCCAAGCATTGTGAATCATCAGGAAGGCGGATTCGGCAATATTGATTTCGGTGGCAGCCATGGCGATCACCGAGGCGATCGATGCTGCCATGCCGTCGATATGAGCGACGACGGTTGCCGGATGATCGACAAGCAGCCGATAAATCGTCAGGCCCTGAAAGACATCGCCGCCGGCGCTATTGATCCGGAGTGAAATCCTATCGACCTTTCCCAAGGCCTTGAGATCATCGGCAAACTGCTTGGCGGTGACACCACCGAACCAGTCGTCGCCGACATCGCCATAGATATAAATCTCGGCTTCGGCATTGCCCTTGGCCTGCATGCTGTAGCGATGACCGATATCGCCCACCGGCGCGGCATTGAACACGGGCGGGTTAATGCTTGAAAGTGACGCCATTGATGGCTCCATTCGGCTTGGGTGGCGGGTTGTCTTGATTTGCGTCGACCGCCGCCGCCGCTGGCTGCGGCTGCGGCCCGGCAATCGCGCGTTTGAGCGTCTGTATATTGTTCGATACGAACGAAACGTCGCCGTCGGCGCCGATGCCATTCATGTCTTCGAGCGCGAGGATCTGGTTTAGCGGTACGCCAAGTTCGACTAGGCCCTTATAGAATGCCATCCGGCTGGCATTATCCCCTCGCAGCAGCGCCTGGAGCGACATCTTGGTGTAAAATCCCTGCCGATTGGCTGCACCGAACAGCTTGTAATCTGCCTCTTCCTCGAAGATACGAGCCCAAGGCGTGATGCTGTCGACGACGACTTCGATGGATTGATGTTCAATATTGCTGAAGGTCGCGCGCAGCAGGTGCATGACTTTGTGTGGAGGACACCCAAACCAGCGGCAGATCTCCTCGACCTGATGCTGTCGAGTTTCGATGAACTGCGCTTCCTCCGGCGTGCCGGTGAGCTTTTCGACATCCATATCGGCGTCGAGGTAGACGGTGCGCTGGCCTTTCGGACCCTTGTACAAGGTCCTCATCTCTTCCTTCAGCGCCGCAAGACCTTCGGGCGTCATCGACTTTTTCGATTTGACCGCAAGACTCGGATTCATGCCCTCGCCGAAGAAGGTAGAGCCGAAAATTTCCGTGGCTTGAGCCCAACCTATGGATTGTGCCGCATATTCCACCACATTGTAGCCGACCGGCCCGTCGCCGAAGCCGCGTACATGATACATGTCGCGCGCGGCTAGCACCGTGTTGCCGCCTGAGTTCCAGACCTCATATTCCAGCTCACCGTTTGCCGCACGGCGCGGGCAGACGCGCTCGGGATGGATAGGCCATAGCGCGTAGGGCAGGCCGCGATTGTCCCACTGGATCTCGGCATAGGCATTGCCGCGCAGCAGCGCGTTGCCAAGCATGGCCTCGCGCCAGGAGAACGAACCATAGTCAGCGCAGGGGCGCTTATTCAAAAGCCAGTCGACCGGATGCGATGACGCCACCGTCGCATTGCCGTTTGTATCCTTCATCATCGCATGCCACGGCAGCTGCGCGAATGCCCTAGTAAGATAGCGCACGCAAGCCCAAACTGTGGCATTCTTCAGGGCCGTGTCGGCATCGACATAGACGCCGGCGATCGTGCGGCCGCTATGGACGATCCGCGACGTCGAAGGCTGGTTGCCCCAACCGGTGAAGCGGTTCAGCATATTGCGCACCCAGCTCATGCTGCGGCTTCCTTCTGTGCACGCTGCTGCGCGATCAGTTCATAAACGGACACGTTGTTGCCCTGTGCTTCCGGGTTTCTGCTCATCAGCATGGCTGCGGTGAAGGTCGCGATCAGCGGGTCAATCTTGGCTTTGCCGGACGTCTGCTTTTCGACCACGACGGCATTGCCGCGCTGCACGACCTTGGCGTTGCCGACACTGAAGGCCATCAATGCCTGACCGCCGTGAACGAAGGTTCCGTCCTTGAGCTTGCGCTCCAGGCCCCAGACCGCCGGTGACAACCGAAAGCCCTGGCTGACAGAGACGACCAGCGGCGATTCCATGCCGCGCGCGGCCAGCTCGTCGACGATCGCCGCCACGCCTTGCGGGTCAAAGCCGATGCCGGCAGACTCGGGCAGCAAGCCCGCCTGGTGAATGCGCTCGCAGATCTCGGCGACGCCCATGATATCGGCGGTCGTATCGTCGCAGATCGTGAGCTGCTTCAGGCCATCGAACTCTTCGAGCTTTGGCGCTATATCCTTGCGCAGATCCAGCACGTCGCGCTGACACCAGGCATGGCTCCAATGCAGCCATTTGCGCGTCGTCTTGCAGCGGCCGATGACAGCGAGGCCGAGCAGGTCGTCCAGGCCTCCGCCGTCAACGCCGATAACTGCTACCTCGGACCTGTCTAGCAGGCGATCAAGATTGCGAAGGCTTTCATCCACGCCGGCAAGCCAGTAATGCGCGCCGCGCCATCCGGTGCCGGTGATCGCTATGCCGATCTCGACGTTAAGATGTTGCGAGGCCCACACGGAATAGGCCTCTACGCCCTTGGCCTTGTTCTCCCGGAATTTCGGCAATAGCCGGTCAATGGTGATCGAGCGCCCGAGGTTCGGCAGCACGAGCGGCCAGAATTTCGGGTCTTCCCACGGCTTGCTTTCATCGGCCTGCATCGAGACGGGGAACTCGTAGAGCATCGGCAGCGTTTCGCCGCCCTCATATTCCCCGTCACGGACGGCTCGGGCATGCTCCAGCTCCTGCTTGAAGACACCGGCTGGAGGCTCGTCGGACTGTGTCGTGATGATGATCACGAAACCCTCGGCATTGGCGATAATGCCGCCCTCGATCTGCGTCATCACCTTCTGCGCATAAGCGACCTTGCCCAGCTCATGCAGCTCGTCGATCAAAACGCCGACCGGTTTGGCGCCGGTCATCACCCGATTGTCGAACGACAGGATCTTCAGCTTCGAACCGTTCTTCCGGTCCTCGATCAGCTTCAGGTGATCGCGAGCATGGAAGCGCTTCTTCAGCCAAGGGTCGGCGGCGACCATGCCTGACGCCTGGTCATAGGCGCGGCCGGCGGTTTCCTGCGTCGGGCCGACCAGCAGGAATTCCGCATTCGGACGGCGGTTGCGGAGCAGGGCGGTCATCATGATCGCGGCGCCGTTCGTCGTCTTGGAATTCTTCTTCGGCACCAGCTGGAAGAACTTGCGGACTGTGCGATTGACGACGACGCTACGGTCTTCGTTCAACTCGACGAGGCCGAAGATCGCGCCAACGAAGTCCCGCGCCCATTGCGCCGACACGTCGCGAAGCAGCGGCTTTCCCGGAACGTCAGGCAGCCGCAGCTTGTCGAACACTGTGATTGCTGCGGCAGCCTCGGCCTGGTCGAGCGGAAGATTGTCCGGCAGCGGTGGCTTTCCGGCCTTGATCTTCTCGAACCAGTCGCGGCACGATAGGTCGACCATCGATTAATGCGCCGTATGCGGGATTGCGGATTCCCAATCATCCGGCGGATTGTCCGCCTCGACGCGGGCCTGTTCTTTCTTGCCGAGCTTGGTTTGCTCGCGCTCGACCTTGTCGTCGAAGATATCGCCGATCGCTGCATCGTGACGGCGGAAATATTCCTTCATGGCGGCGACGTTTCCTTCCCGTCCCATCTGCCAGAGCGACAGGAGGCCGATCGCCTCAACCCGATCGCGTGCAACGTCCCTGGCCTTCAGCTCTGAAAAATAATGCCTCTTCAGCGTCGGCCTGGTAATGCCGAGCGCGCCGGCTATCCGAGCATCGGGCCAGCCTTGCGCTAGCAACAATATGATTTTGTTGCGGTTTTGCTGGCTCGGGATATGCGGCGGCCTTCCCCTCTTGCCGAAGTTCGGCGGAATGGGATCACCCAACAGGTCGAAAGCCGTTCCAAAATCTTCCATGACGAAAAAAAACCTGCGAATGAG